GAGTCAGATTGCCTTGAGCGGATCGCCATCGCCGGGTCAGGCCGTCGACATCAACATCATGGTTTCATCTCCGTACAACCCGAAGGTTGCTGAGGACATGGTTGAGATGATGGAGCTTTACTGCTACGACGACGAGCTGCACGACTTTCGCGTCATCACGATGGCAGATCCCTACGTGCTCGTGTACGACCGCCCGCTCGATACCATGTTCGTCAAGGACGAGGCGCCGTTCGTGCAGGTCTGCCCGATCCCATGCTACGACTACTTCTACGGGTACTCGGAAGTTGAGCGGCTGATTCCGATTCAGCAACTCTTGAACAAGCGTTGGAGTGAGATCGAACACCTGCTCGGCAAGCAAGCACGTCCGCCGAAATCGTTCTCAGGTTTTCCAGGCATCACCGATGAGATCGCCTTCGCATTCGATATGCCTGACGGTCAGGTCAATACTGAGATGCCTGGCGCCAAGGTCGACATGATGGCCCCTCCGGTGACTCCGGATATTTGGAAGGATGTCGACTACTTGAACTCGATGTTCGAGGACACATCCGGTATCAGCAACGTGATGGCCGGCAAGGGTGAAGCCGGTGTGCGCTCGTCGGGTCACGCCGCGCAGCTCGCGCGCTTGGGATCGAGTCGCGTGAAAAAGCGTGCCATGATCATCGAGGATAGTTTGGAGAAGTTGGCAACGCTGTACTTGCAGATCAAGCAGAAGTACGATACACGTAGGTACAAGGAGGAGCCGATTTCGAAAGATCAGGTAGGTCAAGAATTTGTTGCCAACCAGTTCACCGAAGACTACATCGTCAAGGTGGACGGACATTCGAACTCGCCGATCTTTGTAGAGGATCAGACTCAGATTGCATTCGAGTTGTTCAAGGTAGGCGCGATCACGAAGGAGCGACTGATCGAGTTGACCAACGTGCCGATGAAGCCGCAGTTGATGCAGGATCTACTGAACAAGATCGAGCCAGCGGAAGCGGCGAAGGCCAAAGAGGAACACGATTTGGAAGTCGCGAAAATCGCTCGGATCGGTGGCAAGAAATAAGTGGGGGTTCACTTCTGAAATTAGAAGGAGGAGCACATGGCTAAGCGTCACAAGCGGAAACACCGTCGTTGAGTCCGGCCCTAAAACGGCCGGCGATGAGGGGCGCGAAAGCGCCCCTTTTTATTGGGATTTGACAAGCGAAATCATTAGTACGATGCTGTGCGTCAATGAGTGCATCCCCAGAAGTCATGTCGGCCCTTGGTGGCGGAGGTCCGCCGCCCGCTGCTGGCGCACCCGCTGCGGCTCCGATGATGACTCCGCAGCAGCCGAAAGGCGATCAGGAAGGCGCCAAGGTCGACGTGCTGATGGCTATCAAGATGCTCGAAAAGGCGCTCCCGAAATATGGTTCCGGAGAACCTGGCGGCAAAGCGATCTTGAAAGCGATCACAGCCTTGGGAAAAGAATTTGGCAAGGAAGAAGGACAGACCGAGGAATTGATGCCTGCCGAGATCAAGGCTCTCTTGCAAGGCGTCGCAGGTCCCGGCGCTCCGCCGAAACCTCCACAACCCGCAGCGCCGCCTCCCGGCGCAGCACCGCAACCGCAACCAGGAGCTTAAGATGCCCGGCACGAAATTGTTCAATCCGTCCGATTCAATGGCGATCCGCGATCCGGTCTCGAATGTGATCGATGATGGCATGATCGTCAATCCTCCGCGCTTTGCGGAGCTCGGCGGACTGTCGAGCGCGCAAAAGACTTTCAAGAATCAGATGACGATCAAGAAGCCTGCGTCCACGATTCGGAAAGTGCCGGTCTCATAGCGTAGCAGGGGGAGCACATGTCACTCGAAGAAATGACTGAGGATCAGCGGCTCGCGCTCTCGTATCGCAAGTTGCTGAATCATCCAGAACTCGGGAGCCAGGTCAAGCGACTGCACAAGCAGGCGTTCCCCGATGCGAAGTTCGCCGACATCGAACTCGAGGACAAGATCACCGCAGCGACCGACAAGGCGCGCAAGGAACTCGAGGCGCTTCAGGAGCGCGTGCAGATGCAGGAGATCGCCGGCCGGCGTAAGGAGCAGCACGACAAGGTGCGCGCCGCGGGCCTCGATCCGGATGCCGTCGAGAAGGTCATGACGGATGAGAAAATCTCCAGTTATGACACGGCGATCAAGTACATGCGCGCGCAGTCCGCGAGTGCTCAGCCGTCCGCAGCGTCGATCACGCCGATTCGCATGCCGGACAATCTAGCGGACATCCAGAAAGACCCGCGCGGCTGGGCGAACAAGACGGCGTATGAAGCGATCAACGAATTGGTAGCCAAGCGAGGGCAGGGCTAACGAAAAGAGTGGGGGCACTCGATATGAAATCATTCAACCGAATTAGATAGGAGCATCCCCCATGCCGATTCTTGGCACAGGCATTATTCCGAGTGGCAACATCGCGAGCGAACTCACGTATGTCACCCGGCGCGCGTTCATCCCGAAGATGGTCGTGCAGTTGTACAACACGTCGCCCACCTTCGCGGCGCTCTTAGCGAACGCGCAGACGGCGAGCGGCGGCGTCTCATCGGTGACAGTGCCGGTTCAGGGCCAGTCGTTCGTCAATACCCAGTGGTCCGACTACTCGGGCTCGTTCAACCAGCCGGTCGCGCAGCAGGGCGCGTTCGTCGGCGAGTTCAACTTGAAGTCGCTCATCACGCCGATTCCGTTCCTCGGAATGGAAGGCGCGGTGCAGCTCGATCACGCGATCATCCCGCTGATCGAGGCGCGCATGAACGATGCGACGAACAACATGGCGGATGTCGCGAGCCAGGCGATCTTCGTCAACTACTCGGCCAACAACCAGATCGTCGGGTTGAACGGCGCGATCGACGACGGCACGAACCTCGTCACTTACGGGAACATCAACCGCACCGCGAATACCTGGTGGCAGGGCAAGGTCTATACGTTGTCCGGCACGCCGGCGCCGACTCGAAAACTGCTGATGCAGTACATCGCGGGCGTCAACAAGAATGGAGCCGAGATGCCGACGATGGGCATCATGGGTTTCGGAACATGGGCGAATCTCGCGAACGACTACATCGGCCAGGAGCAGTTCAACATCCAGCCCGGTCGCGGGTTTGACTCCGACGCCGACAAGCCTCGATCGGCATTCCGAGCGCTCGATGTTGCGGGCGTTCCGATCTTCGCAGATCCGTACTGCCCGGAAGGAGTCTGCTATTTGATCAACACGAACTACCTGAATCTGTACGTGCATGATCAGGCATCGTTCGCGTTCTCCGGATTCGAGTCGCTGTTGTCGAATTACCAGCTCGGCTACATCGGCATCGTTCTCACGCTCGCGGAGTTGGTCTTGACCAAGCCACGCAGTTGCGGACGCATCGGTACGGTCGGTACGCCGACTTCCTTGTTCGGCTACTTGACCATCTAAGGGAGCACTACAATGTCAGACCTCAAAATTGCAACTCCCGGTACGGTTTACCAGACCGAACTCAATACGACTCAGTTCGCGATTCTGGCTTCCGTGAATGCGTGGACTTACTCGCAGGTCGCGGCCACCAACATTGCGACCATCACGACGACAGCGGCGCACGGACTCACGGCGCAGCCTGCCGCGGCCACCACGCTGGCGAATTTCTTCGTGACGTTCGCCGGCAACATTACCGGTCAGACCGGAGTTGGCACGCTGATCGGAAATTACTTTCGCATCCTGTCGATCCCCTCGACGACCACGTTCACGATCTACTCGACCGTGACCGCGGCAACCGCGGCGACCACGGCAGCGATTACGCAGGTGTTCTACCCGCCGTTCATTCCGCAGTTCGTCAGCCAGTTCGGTCAGTACCTGAACTCTTACGCGCCGACGCCGGCCGCGGTCGTACAGACGCCGTATCCGTTGCTTGCGACGGCCAATTGCAATCTGACGCTCGGTGCCAATTGCGTCGTGAACTACTTCCCGGACAACACTGCGATCATCCTCGATGCGACGACCGGCGCGACTCCTGCGACCGCTCCGACAGCGCGCGTCTTGGTGCCGGCATCCTCGCAGGGCCAGGTGTGGTTCGACGCGGCAGGGTCGACCGCACTCGTTGCATCCGGCACGACCGCAACGAGCCGTGTCTCAGCGATCGAGTAGTAGAGAGGGGGCAGTATGGACAATCGCGCCGGGTTCGTGCGAATCACGAACAACAACGAGAAGTCGATCGTCGGCCGCTACGCCGGCATCGACTATCACTTCAAGCCGGGGCATCCGGTAGACGTTCCCGAACTCGTTGCGACGCACATCTTTGCGTTCGGCAAGGACGATAAGGCGTCCGCGCTGTCCCGGCTTGGGTGGGCGCTATCGAGCGCGGACATTGACAATGGCCTTGAGAAGTTGTCCAAGGTGACGTTCGAGGAACCGCCCGAGATGATCGAAGCGCCGGTCAAGCCCAAGAAGCAAAGAACTAGTCCCGCTGGCCCCCCCGTGGAAGCTAGTGGTTCGGAGGGGGGCGGCGAGTTCAAGTCGCCCCCGACCGGCCCGCGAATCGGAGAGGACGAGTCCGAAGTATTCTGAAACATCGTGAAGCAGCATGGCAACAACTCTCCAGACGTACATCACGCAATGCCAACGCCTGCTTCACGATCCCAACTCGACGATGTGGTCGATACCGGAATTGACCGACTACATCAACGAGGCGCGCAACCGCATCTGCGAGGACACGAAATGCCTGCGCGCGTTGCAGACTGGGATCACCTTAACGGCGGGTCAAGAACTGTACCTCATCAACACGATCTTGCCGGCGGTTGCAGGCCAGGTCGTCGATATACTTGGGATCAGTCTCTACTGGGGTAACACCCGTCTGAAGCTCTGCTATGCGTCGTTCACCGACTTCGATGCGATGCTGCGCGCGTGGCAACTCTATCAGACGCGCCCAGTGTACTTCACGCGCATGGGCGCGCAGCAGGTGTACTTCGGACCGATGCCGGATCAGGCGTATGTGACCGACTGGGATGTCGCGATCCAGCCGCTCGCGCTCGTGAATTCGACCGACATCGAGGTGATCCCGCCGCCGTTTCAGGAGCCGGTGCAGTATTACGCTTGCTACAAGGCGAAATTCAAAGAGCAATCGTTGGGCGAGGCCAAGATATTCAAGGACGAGTACAACCGCAACGGCATGCGCGCTCAGCGGGTGTTCATGACCAGGGTCGTGCCGAACCCTTACAACCCGTGATGTCATGGCCGAACAAGCCAAGGACAAGTTAGAAGAACAGCGCCGCACCAAGCACTTCATCAAGTGGAAGGGCGTGAATACGCAGGCTGCGCGCAACGCGATCCCCGAGGACACCTGGTATGTCCTTGAGAATATGCAGCCGATCGGGGATGCCAACATTCACTCGATCGCGGCGGCGAGTGCGGCGCTCTACGACTTCACGACGCACCCGATCTATTGGGCGCAGTACGCGAACGTCGCCGGCATCGACTACATCATCGCGGCCTCCACCGATGGCAACGTGTACGCCTATCAGATCGTCGCCATGACCGTTGCGACTATCGGGACCGGATTCTCAGGGAGCCTGACGCGGTTCGCTCAGTGGAAGAACACGGCGCTCTTGGTGGTCGACAACACGTTCGGCTACGGCTGGTGGACCGGGAGCGGATCGTTCACGGCCGTTACTGGACCTGGCGTACCGACGTTCGGCGCTGGGCAGGCGAACGACATCGCGGTCTCGTTCGGGCGCGTGTGGATATTGACGGGCCGGTTGCTCACGTTCTCGGACGCGAACGGCTACATCGCGGCGGACTTCTTGGTCGCTAACGGCGCAGGCACGCTGAATCTCACGGACCCGACGATCCGCAACACGGTGACGCGCATTTATGCGATGAGCGGGTACCTGTACATCGTCTCTCCGACCAGCATCAACGCGATCTCGGATGTGTACGTGCCGAGTGGCGCCTCTCCGCCGACGCCGCTATTCACGAACTTGAATCTGCAAGCGCAGATCGGTTCCGATCAGCCAGCCTCCTTCTTCCCGATGAATCAGGCGCTGGTGTTCGCGAACTCATACGGCGTGTGGGCGCTGTACGGCACGCAGGTACAGCGCATCTCGGCCGACATCGACGGCACCTGGCAGTATCGCGACACGACGCAGCAGGTTTCTGGAGGCGCGGTAGTCTCGAACAACATCTTGTGTTCGGCGTTCTTGCTCAAGAAAACGTTCGACAACACCGATTTCGGCGGCGATCAGGATCTTATCGAACTCGAAGTGTACAACGACGGCAAGTGGTGGACTGCGGACTACGGCGCGCTCACGTTCGTCACGGGCGCGATCGTTTCGAATCAGCCGGCGCTGTTCGGATTCATCGGCAACAAGCTTTATCAGTTGTTCGCCGATTACACGTCCTCGCCTGAGACCGAGTTGTCCACGCCGCTGTGGCCGATGGAGGATAACCTTGCCGACAAGGAAGTGATCCGAGCGGGCTTCGAGGTCACGGTCACGACGTTCAACGGGCAGTTCTCGGCCACCATCGACACGACCAATCAGCAGTACGCGCAGTTGGCGATCACCAATTTGTCAGGCGTCGCGTGGACCAACAACTCTGCCGCGATCGTCTCGTGGCAGAACAACTCTCTAGCGATCGTGCTGTGGTTCTCTGGCTCGTATCTCTTGTACAACGGCACGGCGCCAGGCACTTACGGAAAGTACGTCGGCATGACGATCTCGACGACGCCTGGCGTGGTCTATCAATTCAACGCGGTCGATATGGATTACAAACTTAGGGCACGGTGGTAACTATGAGCAAGCCAATCACGATTCCGAATGCGTTTCAAACTCAATCAGGTCCGATCCCGCTCTCGCAATTGGATGCGAATTTTACCGCCGTTGCCGCCGCAATCAACGACACGTCGACGTACCAGAATTATTT